GATAAAGCCTTCTTTTACGATACTCTTCATATCTTGCAGTGCTTGCGCAGCCGTTTGTAGCTCCGCCTTGGTTTGCTCGGCCACCTGCTCGCTTTGCCTTGCCGCTTGCGCGCTACTCTGGGCTGCGGCTGCGATAACCGCGAGCGCTTCTTGCGTGCTTTGCTTGATTTCTTGCGTTTGCGTCTTGATTTGCTCTGCCGTTTGCGCGCTACTTTGGGCTTCGCTTGCGCTTCTTGCCGCCGCTTCTTTTGCTTCGCTAGCCGTTTGAGCGGAAGCTTGCGCGGCATCTTTTGCGCTTTGAGCCGTAGCGTTTGCGTCCTCGCTTCTTTGCGCGTTTGTCGCCGCTTCGGTAGCCAAAGCGTTTGCTTCAGATACAAAAGTAGGCAACGCGCTCACGAATGCGTCCGCTTCAGTGTTGAACGTTGCAGGCCTTTGTGTGCTTGGCGCAGTAGGTAGCGCCGAAATTTGTTTCGCCATTAGATTACTCCTTCTATGTTTAGATTTAGTTCGCTAGTTTCCAAATTCATTATCGTTATACTCGCGTCTTTTGCCGCACCAAATACGCTTAGGCACTCATACCCATCCTCTCTCTCGTCGCCGATGAAAAGATTTAGTTCGCCCGCGGCTTTTTGCAGTGTTTTGTTTACGAAGTCCACCTGCGAGCTAGGCAATACGATTTTAGCCGACACGTATTTTGCGGTCTTGCCTTTTCGCATTTTGGTATTTCCCCAGTCGTCGGTTATCTTTTTCGAGTAGTCTAGATTTGATACTTCGGGCTCCCATAGCGTTTTGCCCAGAAATACCTTTTTGCCGATCACTAGATGCCCGAGGTTTGCGCCTTTTTCGTTCGGCTCTATCTTGATTTTGATTTGCCCGCCGTAGTCTGTGTCGCCCACTCTCCACACGTCGTTGCGATACGAAAAACTGCCGCCGAAAAAGTATTGCCACCAGTTGCTCACTACGTCGCGCACCGTTAGTTCTTTTTCAAATATGACCGCGTCGTTTCTATCGAGTATGGTTATTTTTCTGCCGTCTGTGTTGAAAAACGCAAACGAATTTACAAAGCCACTCGGGATATTTAGGGTCAAATTTAAGGCCGTCGCGCTTTTGGTTTGAGTATTGACATACTCATCCTCAAACCGCTTTGGGTTTATCGCGCCCATATCCACCCACTCGTCCACCGTCTGCGTCGGGTTTTTCTCGCCTTTGTTGGCTTTAGCGCAAACGTAAATTCTATCCCCAAAAACCCGCTTGTCGTCGGGTAGATAGTTTGCTCCCGCCTGCCACGCCTGAGTGGTCTCCGCAGGCGCATTGTTCGCCGTTACTACATATCTTACGCGTTCTACCAGAGTCATTACACAGCCTTTACCATAAATTCCGTACCGTTGGTTACGTCTTTTAATACCATAGTTCCCTCCTTCGTGTTTTTGTTGATTTCTTTCATTAGATACACGCCCTCGCGCATTAGGCTTACTAGCTCGCTATTATCACCGCCTACTATCTGCGCTCTTACTGCGCCGTTTTTAAGCGGTATTACTGCCTCCGCTCCTGCTTCGCCTATTAGAGCTCTTGTCGGACGGGTCACGATGCCGCCCTGCGCGTACGGTTTTAACCCTTGACGTTTGCTCCACTCTATCCAGTCGTTTTTATTGCTTGACCCCGTGATTGCGGTTGCGGTTTTTATGATTTGCTCGCGGATTTGCTGTAAGCTCAAATTTTCCATTAGAGCCTTGCGTTTCCACGCGTCTAGCCCGCTTTGCTCTACGCTACGACCTAGCACGTCTTTGTAGATAGCGTTTATGTCGCGGTCTAGTTGCGAGCTTAGCACCGCGCCGTTTGCGGTTACCGCGCCGTTATTTACGTTTGCTATCGTGCCGTTATAGTTTGGTACCGCCTTGCCGTCTTTTAGCGCGGCTAACGCCTCTTTTAGGTATCTTACTACCTGGCTATCGCTGCCCAGTAGTAGCTCCATAGCGTTGATTTGGTCGCTCGCGCCTTTTATCAAGGCTTCTTTTTGCGCTTCAAGCGCGCTTAGTTGTGAATTTGAGCTACTATTTAGCAAGCCCTCTAGGCGTTTTATTTGGCGATTGATGTCGTCAAGACTAGCCGCGCCCGTTATGCCTTCGATTTCGCTCGCCATTTTTAGGATAGATAGCTTATACTCGGCATAGCTTCCCGCGGTTTGCTTTAGGTATTGCTCTTGTTTTGCTACCGCAGTATTTAGATTTTCATACGCCTTGCTATCGTAGTCTTTGGCGTTATACGCTACTCTTGCGCGCTCTAGAGCAAAGCGGTAGTTTAGCTCGCTCGTACTGCTATCTATTACGCTATCTCGTAGCTTTTGCGCTGTCTGCGCGATTTTTTCGAGTACGCTTTTTTGCTTGTTTAGCAAATTTAGCTGTTCGCGTTGCAAATTTAGAGTGTTTTGCGCGGCTTCGGCTAGTTTTAGCGCGGCGATTTGTTTTGTGATTTCCTCGATGTCGCTGAAACTTTTGAGCCACACATCGCGTCCGCCGTTTGACGCCGTGAATGTTCTGTATTCGGCTGCTAGTTTGACAAGTTCCGCCCTCATTTCGACGTTTCCGGTAGCTAAAAACTCTTGCAGTTTTGCCGACCCCATATCGTGGAAATACTTCGCCCATACTCTAGGGTCGTTTGAGCTACCGATTTTTGCGACGTCTGATTTTTCTTTGTCGCCCAAATCGCTCTCTAGGGCGCCCGCGATATTTCGTAGACGAGTGTAGATGTTTTGCAAAGTTAAAAAGTTCGTATCGAAACCTAGCGCTTGATAAAATCCGCCCTGCGCGCCTGCGATGCTTTGAGTGAAATTTATTACCGCCTTTGTGTATTCGTCTTGCGCTTTTTTCGCCGCCTCGTAAGCTTTTACGAGAGAATTTAAGCTATCTACGTTTGATTTCGTAAAATCAGACGCTACTCCTTTGCGGTATGCCTGCGCCATACGCTCTACGCTAAGGTCTGCGATACTACCCATCTGCTTTGGTATGTCAAGCTTCAAGGCTTCGGCCGCGTCCGTGAAGCTCTCAAAGGCTTGACGCATTGAAATTTCAACCTGCTTGATAGGATTTCTCACGGTCAAGCGTTCAAGACTCTTGTAGCTATCCGCGATCGCGCCTAAGCTCTCGCTCATTAGCTCGATTACTTTTTTATTCGCTTTCTTCGCCTGCTCTTCCCAGTCTTTCCACATTCTGGAAAACTCGGGATTATCTACTAGCCTTTGATTTTTGTTTGTCTCGTCTCTGCTCAAATTTAGCAGATCGTCTATCTTGCGGGAGCTTTTTAGCCCAAAGATATTGCCGTCGCTTGCTTTGCCGAACTCATCCCTCATCCCACGCGCCATATTATCTATCGCGCCAAGGCCCGCTTTATTCATCGTTTTACTGATAGCGTCGTCAAGCGGTTTTGTTATGCGGTTAATGATTGAGGACGGGCTAAATTTCATAGCCTTTTCAAACACGCCGCTAATTTTGCCTAGCAGGCCTTTTCGCTTTTTGCCGCCGCTTTCGGTCACTTCCGCCCACATTTGCTCGGCTTGACCCGTCATTGAGCGCAAGATTGCCTTTGCAAAGCCCTCATTTGCTAGGCTTTCGCCGCTATACTTGCCTGATTTTAGAGTTAGCGACGCCAAAGCTCCCGCGCGGCTAGCCATCCTATCCATAGAGCGAAGCTGTGCCCCGATCTCTCTCATAGAGGTATCGTCTAGGTCGCTCATCTCGCTCCAGCTTTTCTTACTAAACCAGCCTTTCTTTTGCATATCGACGTAGGAGCGGATGTTTTGGTTGCTTAGTGTGTCGCCTGCGGTTATGTCTTGCAGTACGGATATTCCGCTACCCGTAGCCTTTTTCTTGCCAAACGCTCCGCCTATTAGCGCGCCCGCTACCGCGCCTATGACTGCACCCCAAGGACCCATAGACGATCCCGCTTTCATACCCGCTACCAAACCGCCTGCTGCGCCGCCTAAAGCTCCGCCCGTGCTAGCGTAGGTGTTGGCCTTGAAAAGCTTGTCGCCAAGATAGCCTATACCGTATCCAAGAGCCGCGCCGCCAAACGCAGACCCCGCCATATACGGAGCCGTACCCGCGCTACTAAACTGCGTAGCCGTTAGAGCGCCTTTGACGCCCGTTCCGAAACCGTATACGCCTTGGCCAAGTCCTGCATATCCGTGCATAGATAGCCAAGATGCCGCGTTAAGTGCGGGCGTACTCGTAAAACTAGAGATAAAGCCAGTATAGCCGCTAGTTAGAAGCGAATACGCGCTTTGCAAATTTGAAACCGAGCTAAGCAGGCTCGTCGTGCTTTTATCCAGGGCGTCCGCGCCCCTTAAAATTTGCCCCGTGCTGCTAAGCTCCACGGTAGTGCCGCCGACAAGCCCACTCCAGCCGCCGCTATCGTTTTTGGCCAGGCCGAGATTTGAGGCGATAGAGGCCAAATTTGAGCCGCCGCCAAGCAATGCCCCAAAGCCGCCTGAAATGCCTTGCGAGAGAGTTCGCGCATACGGGCTGATCAGATCGCGCATCAAATTTGTGCCTATGTCTTTGAGCGCGGTTTTTAGGCTTTTCGTCTTGCCGATAAAGAAATTAAAGAAACCGTCATCGACGGTTTTTGACATAGACGAGACGGTATCCGCCCAGGAGTTTTTGATGTCTTTAAAGGCGGTTTTTGTGTGTTTGTTAAATTTGCCTAGATAGTTGCTCTTGTATGTATTTAGCCACTTCTTGGCTTTTTCTTCCCCGTATTTTTCGACGTAATCCAGATAGTCCTTGTTTATCTTTTGGCGTTCGATTTTCCAAGCTTCCTCATATTCGCCCAAATCCTCGAGGAACTGCTGGTATTTCTCCTCTTTTTTATTTAGCTCGTCTTGATAGGCCTTTAGATCGTCGTTGGCCTGCTCGGTTTGCAATTTTTTTAACAGTTCGCCTTGAATTCTCAATGCCTCTTTTGCGTTTGCGCCCGCTTTTATCCATTGCTCGGTTTTTTGTTTGATGGCATAAATTTTCTTTTCGTATTCATCCATACCCGCTTGCGCCATTTCCGATAGCGCGCGGTTTAGGGCATTTATCTCCTCTTTTGTCTTGGTTGATTGAGTGCCGGTCTTTTTTATCCCCTGCTTTATTCTTTCAAATTTTTCATCAATCTTTGGGGCGGGGCTTGACATAGTGTCCTCGGCTATCTCCTTCATAACCGTGTTTATGGCGGTCTTTGTGGGTTGTATTACCTCGTCGAAGCTTCTTAACTCCTCTTGTATATCCTTGCCCCATTTAGTACCCATCGTCGAGCGCTCTATTTTCAAAGGGTCGCCGCCGAAAAACTCCGCGATAGCGTTGTATTTCTTTTCTATACTCCCATAAAATTCGTTTAGTCTTTCCTCAATAAAACCCGTTATCTTATCGACGCCGCTTACTAAGAAGCCGTAAATCTGATAAAACCCTTTACCCAAGCTAGCAAGCCCTAACGTTACGCCAAGCCCCGATAGCTCAAAACTACGATATACGTCAAGCCCGAATTCTACAATATCGCTGCGATTATCTTTTATCCAATCGGCTAGGGTTTCTAACCCTTGACTCATTCCGCCCGTCGCGCCTGCGGCCTTATCAAATTCCGCCACTAAAAGCGACATCTCGGTCTTTAGGTCGGTAAACGCATCGCCGACTGTTACGGGCATTTGAGCGGCGTCCTTGCTGATTTGTTCGTTCATCTTTAAGAGAGCGTCCGATACTGCCTCGGCGGTTAGTTTGCCTTGGCTGGCAAGCTCTTTTAGCTTTCCGATCGGCACGCCTAAACCGTCGGCAAAATATCTCATAAGAGTCGGGCTAGCCTCGGCGATGGAGTTAAACTCGTCGCCCCTTAGCGCGCCGCTACCCATAGCTTGACCGAATTGCTTTATCGCGGCCGCGGCTTCCTCTGCGCTAGCACCGCCTAATTGTAAGGCCTTGGTAAAGCTCGATACCATATTATTGGTATCCTCGGTGCTTTTGCCGATATTTTTAAGGGCTGGGGCTAATTTTGCGTATAAATCTATAGTTTCTTTGATGTCTGCGTGCGTATCTCTAGCGATAGCGTGTAGGGCTTTTTGTTGTTTTGCATATTCAGCAGCCGAGCTAGTAGCCATTTTGAGGCGCGAATTTACTAAGCTCATATCGTCAGCTACCCTGACAAACTCGCGTAGCATTGCAGAGCTTGCTACGGCGGCAATGGCTACTTTTAACCCCGTAAATGAATTAGCTAGCCCTTGCGCCGATTTCTCGGCTTTTTTCGCTTCGCTTCCTATGCTATTTAAATCGCTTTTTAGCTTGTCCGCGCCCTCGACTTTGGCACTAACGATCAAGCTTGCGGTTTCAGTCATAATTCGCCCCCTTTTTAATCTAGGGCAAATTGTATATGAAATTTAAGGGGGCGTTGGTTTAGAGTGTTTTAATCTAGAGCGGGTTATTTTTTCTCAGCTATTTGTTTTGCTCTATTGGTAAAGTAGATTATTACGCTAGGCAAGGCCGAGCCTACTAAAAAAGAAAAGCCGGCTAAATCTTTATCGTTCATAAGTAAGTAAGCGCCTAGCCCCATAGCCGTGAGAGTGATGACCGTGGCGCTACCCCAGCCCAGAAACCGCAAAATATCCATTTTGTTTTGGTGTTTGTATTGTTGCTCTAGGTTGTTTTCGGTGAGTTTAAAAATCCTATCGGGGAAGCCTGGATCGATATTTGCGTATTCTTGCATAAACTCGGGCGACGGGATAGGGCCTTGATAACCCTTATGCATCGCCACGAGCCGCTCGCGTTCAGCCATTAGTTCAAGACTGTCTTTATTAGCCGTTGGCGACTTGCTTGTTTTGGTTTTTTGTATCTTGTTTGACATTTTCGCGTATTACTTTTTTAAACGCCTCGCCGACGTTTTGAAATCCGCTCTCTATCGTGATAAATTTTTTATCGTCACTACCTAAAGAGCCGAAAACATCGTATGCTTTAGCCGCACCACTAAAAAAAGCTATAACTTTTTCGCCCATTTCCGCCTCCTTTATTTTGGTCGTAATATACAATAATATCGCGGGCTATGTCAATAAAAAAGTAGCCTTTAAAAGACTACTTCGCAAATTTTGCCATTATAGATGAGAAGCTTTTCGGACTAAACTCGCCCATATAAGGCGCGTATGCGTGCTTATCGGTGTTGTTTCGCTCGCCGCAATAAACGGTGCTTAGCTTTTGCAGCGTCACTATCTCCCACGGGCTAAATTTAGTCCCCGTTAGATCACAGTAGGCTTTTATCTCGCCGTAATCTATCGGCACTGCGCCATAACCGCCGCTTCTAGCGAAATTTAACTCCGACAAGGCATTTATAAGATGTTCGCCCCAAGTTAGAGGCGGATAAATTTGCTCACACTTCGCCCCACGACACTCTTTGGCGTCGTCGGGCGTCGTGCTATAAAAGGCAAACTGCCGCACCCATAGCGACAGCTCGTCCTCTACTTTTTTAAGAAGTTCTTAGCGTCCTCCGTAAAGCGCTCCACTTGACCTGCGATGATCGGGTAGGTTTCATATACGCGCACGGCTTCCTCACGACTGAATTTAAGCTCTTTTTCGCCCTCGCTGATGCCTTTCCAGCCGACGGTAAGCGCTGCTAGTATCTGGATTTGAGATTTGGCTAGTGTGCCGTCGGCATTAGTTTTTCTAAGGGTTTCAAGGAATACCTCTCGCCCTTTTTTGCCATGAAAGCTTAACACTTTAATCTTAATGTCGGTCGGTTTGTTGTCAAGATCGAGTATGGTTAGCTCAACGCCCGTTTCGCCCGCTGAAATATCAAAATTTTTTAAATCCATTTTTTACCTTTTACGCCGAGGCGGGAATTAATTTATCAAGACGGGTTATTTTGATAACGGCAGGCACGCGTATGACGTCGCCTTTATTGATCGTTATGCCCGCTTTGGTGTTGATAAATTCGCCCGTTATGTATGACGGATGCTTATTCGCTCCGGTGGCCGGCTCGTCGTCGCCCACGATGATAAACTGCTTGCGCTGTTTTTTGTCAAACATCTCGCTAAGTTCGTTTACGCCGTTGTCTTGACCTGCTTTATAGAAAAGCTTTAATTCGGTTTCGCCGTAGCTTACCGCGCCTTGCGATACCGCGACCGCGTCCTCGTCTATACATTTGTATTCGGTGGTTTCGCGGGTTTTCGTAAAGTCGCCCAAGTCCTCTAAATACGCTATGCGCTTTGCGGATGTTAGCGCCGTTTTGATTTTTGTCGCGTCGCCTAAATCGACGCCCGTATCGCAAATATAAAATTTGGTAAGCTGCGCGTCGGTAACTTCGAGATTTGCTGCCATTTTCACTCCTTGTAAGATTTAAAATAAATAGAAACGGCCACGCCGTAGCGATCGCCGTCAACGCCTAGTATCTTTACCTCCGTAGGGCTGTAAATATACGTCTTAATGCCTGCGTGTTCAAATTTTGCCCCTACGCTAAAGGCTTTTTCATAAAGCCTCGCCCTCTCAAGAACGTTTTTAGCGCCCTCGCCTGCGGGGTAGCGTAAGGTTATCTGAAACACGCCCAACACTTCTGAAATACTATCATCAATTACGGCCGCCTCTGGTTTGGCGGGCAAAAAATGAAGTTGCTGATAAGGCTTGCCGGCTTTGGGGCTAAACGTCGTATTTTCAAAGTGCGTATCAATCGCAGGCGTAACCGCTAAAATAGCTTTTTCTAAAGCCTGCCTAATTCGTAGCATTAGCCGCCCTTTTTACGATTTGTTTCCAGCGGATAGCATTGCGCCTTACCATACCTTGCGGGGCTTTATTTTTACTCCACCCCTCAAACTCTATGCGAAAAGCGTAGGGTAAATTATTCGTAAAATAAAAGGTTTTATCTAGCGCTAGCTGATTGTTTACGAAGCTATCAGCCCTATCTCCCGCCTCGTTTGCGGTCGCTTCGGTCGTCTGCTCGCTAGCCGCGCCCGTGCTAGGAAACCAATTATTTTTTAGCCTACCCGTATCAACGGGCGTGTCGCTGATGATGTCCGAGGTTAGATCAATGACTGATTTTTTAAAGATTTTTAGCACTTTTTCCTGCGCTCTCGCGCTAAAGCCCTCTATCTGCCTCTCTATCATTTCGCAACTCCTATTAGCTGATGCAGCGCCACGTCCTCGCCGCCCCATACCGCGTCGTTGTATTTGATGGTATAGGAGCAGTGAGGAAACTCTATTACGTCGTTGTTTTGCGGCATAAAAGGCAAAGATTTAGCGGCCACCAAGATCACGTTATCGCCCTCGTTTAATAAGCTTTTTTCTATTAAATTTGAGTAGCTTTTTATGCTATCGATATACGCTTTTACTTTGTATTCGCTTGTTTGCTCGGCCATTCCGCCCGTTTCGGGGTCGTAAATTTGACCGCCTTTGCGTTTATACGTGCCTACTTTGCCGAATTTTTCAAGCAATTTAAACGCCGTATTTTTGGCTTTTTCGTTTAGCATCGATTATCCTTTACTTCGCGGACGAGCTAAGCCCGTCCTTGCGAGCGGGAGCTTTCGCTCCCTGCACCCACCTAAAGCACGTCTGCTTGCAGTTGCGAGCACATCGTGCGAAGCAAAGCGCCGCTGTCGGCGTCGGCGTCAACATCTAACGACCTTTAACATTGCGCTTGCGGGTTTTAAAAACGGCTTTAGAAGGCTAGCTACGTAAGCGTATTTGGTGGCGGGGTCTGCATTTTGCGCGTATTCCACCTCGATACTGCCTACTTTTTCTTTGGTGGTTAGCCTCTCGATGTCGCTCATCAGCTCACCCTCGTTTGCCCTTATAGCCAGCTCGCACACGGCGGATTTAAATTTAGTAGGCATTCCAAACGGCGCGCGGGGGAAACTCAAAGCCTGATCGCTTTTTAATCTCTCGCCTTGCCATTTGTCGAAATAAACCGCCTCTAAATAATCCGTCGCCTTGATAATGGCCGCCTCTTTGTCCGCGCTGCCTAGCCCCGCCCACGTTTGGTTACCGCGTGCCGAAAAATATTCATCGGCAAACTCGACCGAAACGTAGGCGTCGGCATTAGCTAGCCCCGTGCCGTCCTCGACGATTAGCATTATTCGCCCTTATCGTCTTTCTTTGCCTTTTTCGGCTTTGCTTCATCGCCCTTTAACGTCAGCTCGGGCGGGTCTTTTATGCCGTCGCCCTCGTCGAATTTGGCGTCGATGATGGTTAGCCCTCGCTCTTTGGCTAGGGCTTTGACGTCCTCGTTATACTGAAACGTCGGGAATTCTACATACCATTTAGACATTTTGCTTCCTTGTTAAATTTTATTGCCCGCAAGTATCGCTAAGCTAGGCGAGGCGCAAATAAGGGCGGCAAGGGCGCGTATATGAAATACGTAACCGCAGCCGCGCGAAATTTGCAACGACGCATAGCGACGCGATATGCCGCGGGGGTAGTTTTTAGCCGCGTCGCCGATTAGCAGCCCGCCC